GTCACAAACGTTGTGAAGAGAGCCGTCACGCCTCCTCTTCCGCTCAGGAAGAAGATCACCATCGCTGATGAGTGGACTGTCAAGGAGCAGGCTAATTCTAAGTTCTACTGGGGGACTCAGTTCGAACACCCAGAGACACTCAAGAAGAAGAACACCGGTATCGCACCGAATGCTTCTCTTAAGTCGTTCGCCAAGTACTTCCCAGACTTCAGTCTCGAGTACGCTGCCTTCGTGACGGGCAGCAACCCAGGAGCGGCAGACACTGCAGCTTTGGGAATCGTCGATGCCGATAGGTTCTGCAACAACTTTTTCACGCTCGAGAACGTGCAGGTTGTTACTGCTTCTAACGGTCTCGCAGACCCGAACAAGTGGTCGTACGCAGTTTACTGCAGGAATGGAGCAGTCGGCAGCACAAACACGACACAAATCCAGGCCCTCAGCAGCGGAGATCAGAACAAACTTCGTGCATTCAAGGTAGAAGACATTCCATCGAACAAGCAGTTTGCTAAGTTCACCTTCTTCTCACAGGGCGGTTTCGACGGAGTCAACATCTTTGACAAGGACGAGACTGAGATCAACAACAACGCAGTCAATGCCGACATGGACGCTGCAGCAGATCGCGGTCTCGAGAACGGACCCAACGTCAGGACTTATCTCAAGGCACTCGACGTAATGAAGAACACATCGATCGTCGACATCCAGCTCCTCGCCATACCAGGAATCAGACACGAGATCGTTAGCGACGCAGCTACACTCGCCGTCGAGGAGAGATTCGACGCCCTCTACGTCATGGACCTCGAGCAGAAGGACGAGAATGACGATGTCGTCAAACTTGACTCACAGCTTCCATCGGTCACGAACACTCTCAGTCACTTCACCAACAGATCAGTCGACTCCTCGTTCGCTGCGGCTTACTTCCCAGACGTTCTCTACAGAGACCCGAAGGGTGTCAACCTCAACGCTCCTCCGTCAGTTCTCGTCCTCGGTGCGCTGGCACTCAATGACAGACTCGGACATCCTTGGTTTGCTCCGGCAGGTTTCACGAGAGGAGCTCTCCCAGAGGTCGCTCTCGAACCTCGAGTCAGACTCTCGCAAGGTGACATGGACAAGCTCTATGACAGCAGCATCAACCCGATCGTTGCCTTCCCTGGAGCCGTCCGAAGTGGCACAAATCCTCGAGGTGGTGTGGTGGTCTGGGGTCAGAAAACGCTTCAGGTCGCCGCATCGGCCCTCGACAGAGTCAACGTTCGCCGTCTCCTCATTGACATCCGTCGTCAAGTCCGCGAGATCGCACAGACCGTCCTCTTCGAGCCGAATCGCGAGGCAACACTCGCTCGCTTCTCGGCAGCTGTCACACCACGCCTCCAGAGGATTCAGCAGCTCAGCGGCCTCGAGAGGTTCAAGGTTGTGATCGACTCTTCGACAACGACTCAGGACGACATCGAGAACAACACGATCCGCGGCAAGATCTTCGTACAGCCGACGAAGAGCATCGAATTCGTCTCGCTCGACTTCGTTGTTGCAAACAATCTCCAGCAGGTTGCCTTCAATCAGTGAGATCAGAATAAATGAAAATAACTCGTAACCAGTTACAAGGTCTCATTAAACAAGAGATTTCCAAGAGCCTCTCGGAGAATCGCAACAATGGTCTCCGAGAGGACCTAATGGATCCCATGGACACCGAAGAGGAAGGCCCTATGTCTGTCGACGATCTCTTGGACTTCGCCAGAGCGTATGCGAACCTCTCTCGTGACATGAGAAAAGTCTTGGACTTCATAATGGACGGCAGGGGTGAGAGCGTCACGACAGACGAGATAGAAGACTTACAAGCAGCGCTCGGCGGTTACCACGGCGGCCTGGATGACTATCTCAAAGAGGCACACAGTGCCGCTCAGCTTTACTCAGATGAAGACATAGACGACGGCACGTTCGCAGCCGCCGTCCGAATGAACCGCTGATTTCACCAACATTTTTTGACCAAACAGAATACTTAGAAAAGGATAACAGGAGAACACCATGGCCGCAGAGACACTTGACGTCACATCAATGATTCCAGCGAAGTTCGAGCCGAAGCGCAAGAATCGTTGGGTGCTTATGATCGAGGGCATCGACGCCTACATTGTAAAGTCGACGGTTCGTCCGACGATCACAACGGAGCCTGTGCCGATCCCGTTCATCAACAGCCATCGTTACCTCGCAGGCAAGACGGAGTTCAGCACCATGGCCGTCACACTTCACGACCCTATCGCTCCCTCAGGCGCTCAGCAGGTGATGGAGTGGGTCCGCACCCACTTCGAGTCAGTCTCCGGTCGTGCAGGTTATGCCGACTTCTACAAGCGCGACATCCAGTTGAAGCTCCTCGATCCCGTCGGCACCGTGGTGGAACTCTGGGACATCAAGGGCGCGTTCATAACAAGCGCAAACTTCGGAGAAGTAAGCTATGAAGATCATGGACCCGTAGAGATTTCTCTTGAACTCCGCATAGACAACTGCGTGCTTCAATTTTAGTAGAAGTCTTATGCCGAATCGTTCGGTGAAGCATAATTACCTCCGCTAGATAACCTCGCGGAGGTTTTTATTATTCTTTTGCGAGATTAAGGGACTAACATGGCTCGTGCAACTTTTGAAAGTGGAACCAATCTATTCATCAGCTCCGGTAACAACTACTACTTCAGCAGCAGCTTGGGTGGAGACGTAGGGATAGGTACGACGAATCCGACTGCACAATTAGAAGTCTTCGGCGGAGACATCAAGATCTCTTCTCCAGGTGCAGTCCTAGATCTCACGACAAACTCCACTAACGGTGTGAGATTCTTCAACAGAGGCGCCACCGGAATAACGTCGACAACACAGGTTGCATACGAAGAAGGATCCTACACGCCTACGTTGTCTGCAGGTTGGACGGCAACTGCAGGTAATTACACAGGCTATTGGCAGAGAAGCGGCAGCAGAGTTACAGTTTGGGTTAATTTTACCGGTGGTACAAGCAGCGGAGCGACAGGCGGTCAGACAATAAGTCTTCCTGCTGGCTTGACACCTGTTAGACTTGGCTCCGGTACTGCAGTAAATGCCAGTGGTACTGCTCTTGGAAACGGAGTCGTAGTAGCGACAACTTCGGGGACAATTGTGAATGCAAACATAATCACAACCACGACTGTTGACAAGGTATTGCAAGTCAGTTACTTGATATGATTCTTTAAATCTTTTCAACCGACGCCTTGATACCCTAGCGATCCTGTCAGAGTAGACATCTGACTCGAGGGTATTCCTGTGAGACCAGCCACGAGCTCGTAACTTGAGGTACCAGTTCCTGCTCCTTGCAAGAATATAGCTTTCACTCTAAAATCTCCGCTGAAGGACTCGTTCTGTCCGAGAACAATTCTGTTGCTTCCAGCAACTCCAAGTTCTGTGAAACCTACCGCTAATGCGTCTGCGCCTTTGTTCTTCACTGTAAAAAACGCGACTATGTGTGAAAAGTCGTGAGACTTAGTAGCACTACTAGCAACTGTTGATGCCGTCACATAGGGTATAAGTGAGATTTGATAAGCTGAGACGAAACCCTCGCCTTGGACTGGATGATTCAGAGCCATTTACACACCTTTGTTCCTTAAGTATCAATTCTAATACGTAAAATCCCTCAAGGTTTTACGCAAACATTACTTTGTTTATCCTATACAGAGGAGTATACTCACATATGTCAGACGATAGAGAGCAGAAGAACGCAATTTTCGCAGCATCACAGCAAGTCCCACCAGGTGTGGACCCGCGCATGCCTAGAGTTTCGCAGGCAGAGAAGGTGAAAGCAGATTTTGGTCTCGATATTCCTAACGAGCTCGTTCCTCTTCCTTCGGCAGGTAAGGTCTATCCCGTCAACTCGACATTCCACGGAGTTGAAACCGTAGAACTCAGGGCGATGACTGCGAGAGAAGAGGATATCCTCACCTCCCGCGCGCTCCTCAAGAAGGGTTCGGTCATCACCGAGCTCATCAAGTCCTGTCTCGTCGACAAGTCGATGAATCCGCTCGACCTGCTCAGCGGCGACAGAAACGCCCTGATGGTAGCTATCAGAATAACCGGTTACGGCGCCGAGTACGGTGTAGAACTTGAATGCAACGAGTGTGGAGCTAAGACGACGCACAACTTTGACCTCGGTGCTCTTCCCATCAAGAGACTTGAGATAGACCCTGTCAGCTACGGATCGAACGTCTTTGAGTTCAGACTCCCGAGGACCGGTAAGGTCGTCAAGTTTAAGTTCATGACAGGCCGCGATGAGGAAGAGATCTCCGTCACAGCAGAGCGTCAGAAGAAGCTTGGACAAATGAACGACACAAACATCACCACTTCTCTCCTCTACTCCATAGTGTCGGTCGACTCGATCGAAGACAGGTCAAAGATAGCCAACTTCGTGAAGGCCATGCCTGCAGGAGACTCACTCGCTCTCAGGAACTACATGAAGGACAACGAGCCCGGCATCTTGATGCGTCAGGAGACTTCCTGCGAGGCATGCGGCCACTCTGAGGAGGTCAACATGCCGCTCGGCGTCAACTTTCTTTGGCCTTCAACCGGAAGATAAAGAGATGCTCATCATGGAGCCCGCCTTTCTCCTCATGTACTACGGCGGGTTCTCATGGAGAGAGACACAGATGATGCCTGTCTTCTACAAGAGATGGTTCATCGAGAGGATACAGAAAGAGCTGAAGAGGACGTCCGACAATGGTCAGGTGTCCTCCAAGGCCCTCCACCAGAATTCTCCTGATGTGAGAGCGATGCAAGGCATGACGAGAGACACTGCGCCTTCTCGTCTCCGTCGCTTCACATAAAATGGAATCTTTTTGTCTTGCGTCTTATTTACGAAAGTCAAGAGGGTAAGTGTATGGATTCCAACGAAAAGTCTGACAAGCTTATTGAGGCTCGACTCAATTTCGCAGGCAAAATGATGGTCGCTGCCATGGGTGCCTGGATGGTCAACAAGGTCGTGAACACCAAGATTCGCGGCTCGAGTGACGAGGTGACCGTCATAGCAAACGCACTCATGTCCTCGAAGAAGTTTCAAGAGGAGCTGCAGAAACCAGGCGCGACGGTGGCGTCTGTCATGGAAAAGCTCCGCGTGAAGCAGATGTCTGCTGCTGAGTTCGAGAGAGTACTCGGGATACGCTGGCCTCTCTGAAGGACAACTGACTCATGGCCGAAAAGGACGACAAGGCTGCTGTTGAGAACATGAAGGCTGCTCAGGAAGCAGCTGAAGGGACCGCCCGATCCTTCCAGGAGCAGCTGAGGATCATGACGCAGATGCGCGACGTCATGAACCAGGTCGTCGAGAACATGAAGTCTCTCAATACTGAGGAGACTTCTGGTCTCATGTCTCCTGAGACGTTGGACAAAGTCATCAAGAAGATAGAAGAGACAGGAACTGCAGCGAACAAGACGTCAGGCATGTTCAAGAAGCTCTCTGATTTCTTGAACTCGAGGTTTGCCAAGTCATTTGCTTTCGCCGGAGGATTTGTGTCAGGCCTGAAGCAAGGCTTCTCCAACATACTCGCGATCGGTCGAGGGACCATAGGGTTTTTCGTCAAGCTTGCAGACGTCGTCTATTCGACAGGTAGAGCCATACTTTCCATTCCTCTGAAGATAATGGAAGGCCTCATCAACATGGCGAAGAGCGGCGGAGGAGGAAACGAACTCTTCGCAGCCTATCAGAATGTCATTAAGCAGTTCGGTGACCTCAATTCCGAGGCGTCAAGAACGGTCGTCGGCATGGCCAAGGGAATGGGTGCCATGAAGGAGTACGGCGTCAACGCCTACAGAGTCTTCGGAAACCTCGCTCAACGTCTTGAGTACGTCAACAAGCTCGCGGGCTCACTTGGTCCCACATTCAACGCGATGCAGACGGAGTTCAAGGAGAATGCCAACGCGATCTTGTTGTATCAGAAAGGATTGGACATATCTGACGAGCAACTGGGTATCATGTCATCCAGAGCAGTCAAGTACGGCGTGAAAGTTTCTGACATCCAGAAGGACATGACCAAATACTCTCTGGGAATGGCCAAATCATTCGGCATAAATGCCAAGATCTTGTCGAGAGACATGGCCAAGGGAATGGCCGACCTCGCTCACTTCGGACACTTAAGTACGAAGGAGATGCAGATAGCAGCCACGTTTGCGAACAAGATGGGTCTCTCCATTGAGAAGCTCACAGGTCTCTTGGACGCCACCAAGACGTATGAGCAGACTGCTGAAGGCATCGGAAAGCTCAATGAGCAATTCGGTCTCAACATCGACTATGGCGAGATAATGGCCGCCGAGAACCCTGCTCAGCAGATGGACATATTGAAAAACGCCTTCCACGCAGCAGGCAAGGATATCTCCACGTTCAACAGGTACGAGAGAGACTTGATCAAGCAGGGCACCAACCTCGACGACGTGACGATCGACACTGCTTTCTCTGCAAAAAATGCAGGAGTGTCTTACTCCAAGATGGCAAAGGAAGCAGACAAGCTTGAGAAGAAGACGTTGACTCAGACAGACGCGCTCAAGGAGCTTGCAAAGTCTATCGAAAAGATTCCACAGTCAGGAGGTGCTGGAGAGGGAGGTATATTCCAGCACTTCATCGACGGTATCACGCGAGGCATGCAGTCCACGAGCAGCTTCATGACGTTGATGCGCAACATCAATATTGTTCTGAGGAATTCCACTCAGTACGGTGTGATGTTGGGCCGTAAGTTGTCAAATATCGTCCCAGGTCTAAGCGGTATTTCAGACGCCCTCAATCAGATCTTCGATCCGAAGAAGTTCAACAAGATGTTCGAGGGAATCCTGAAGTCATTCGACGTCTTCGGAAAGAACGGCAGCGGCAAGTTCGAAGACTTCATGGATCAGCTGCAGAAGAACTTCTTTGGATTCCTCAACGCAGAAGCACCTGGAGGTAAAAAAGCGCTCGGGAGCATCAAAGAATTCTTCGGAAAGTTTGTGAAATTTGCGATAGAGGGACTCCAGTATGCCTGGAGGAAGTTTAAGGGTCTTTACGACGACTTCATAAAAGAACTTAGCAATCCGGGAGAGACGACACGAGCCATCGTGAAAAGCATAAAAGACGGCGTCGAAGGAGCTTCAAAGTTCATAAAAGAAACTTTTGTTCCTTTCACCGGAAACTTGCTGACAGAGTTCACCAACTGGTTGCGACCAGACACTCTGAAAAATGCCTTCAAAAAAGACGCACCCAAATTACCAGGTATCATAGGCGACGCTTTTTCTTCCTTAGGGCCTGCCATAGCAGAAGCAGGGAAAAAACTGGAGGAACCTGTTAAAAAGCTTGTTGGCGTGATAATGGTAAAATTCAAAGAGTATACCATAGAAGGTCTCAAAGAGGCCTGGAGTCTAATGCCTTGGTGGATGAAAGCCGGCATAATTACAGCCAAAATAGGACCTGCAATCGGTAATGGCATTCTTGCTGCATGGTCTCGAGCCCAGATGGCAAAGGCTGTTTCAGAGTCCATTGCTAAGTCTCTAGGTCAAGAGATACCTGCCCAAACTTCAGGTCCCTTTGCTGAAGCAATCAAGAATCTAGGAACAAGTTTTGCAGGATTGGCTACGAGGTTGGGTTTGACTGCAGGATCTACGACAGGAACAGGTTTTCTTTCAGGATTTAGTGCCACGGTAGGTGGCGTCGCGCTTTCAGGAATTGTAACCGCAGCATTCGCAGCTGTTTCTGGCGTAATTGCAGGAGGATTGACTTTTCTTATTACTGAACGACTTCATAAAACTGCTAATGAAGAGCGCCAAAAATGGGCCAACGAAATGAACGAGAGGTTTGAAGCGTCTACAAAAGAAAGTTTTGCAAATCAAGTAAAATTTTACAAGGAAGAAATAGACAAAGCAAGCAAAGAAATAGATGAATACAACAAATGGAGTGTTAAATTATTAGGCCAAAATTTCAATTTTTCACCACAGGCTCTTCAAGATGCTTTTACAGGTTCGTTGGACAACTATGAAAAAATGGCTGACAGGTGGCGCGCGCGCGCGACTCTTCTATATCAGCTGCCAAAAGTCGAGTCGGCAGCTACTGCTGAACAGACGCAAGGCACAGCGGAGTGGGTAAAGAAGAATCAAGAAGAAGCTCTTAAGCAAATTGGACCCATTACCATCGACAACGCTGAAGCGAGGTTCAAGAAGATTAATGATCTTGCAAAGCAGGTGACAGGCAGCGACTTTGCTGGTCTTAACGATAAAATGAAATTAATCAATGCAAAACTCTCGTCAATTGATTTCACTCTTATGGACGAATCTCAGCGAAAGAAACTCGGAGAAGCCTCGTACGTCCTGGAGACTGTGCAGAAGATGTTCGCCAATATCGCAGACATAGGAGGACTCGTTACACTTGCAGGACAGCGGCTGACTACGCTCACTCCTTCTCTCGCTGATAACTCTCCCATCATGCAGTCACTGAAGAAGGATGGCTCACTTCACAAAGCACTTAACGCTGTCGGAGACGCATTTAGCACAATAGACGTGAACAAGATAGCAACGGCGACAATCGTGATGAGCAAAGAAAAAGACTTCTTTGAAACCATGAACGGAACTGTTAACGCAATAAAGACGTACATGAACGCTGTGAAGGGAGTCTCGTTCGAAGCGGCTCAGGGAGTCATAAGCAATTTGGTGAACACTGTGAGATCTTCGTACGGTGCGATCAAGGAGCTCGACGGCCTGCTCAACCAGACTTTCAATCTGAACCTCGCGGCAAAGCTGCAGGCAATTCCACAGAAGGTTGGAATGGCAATGGGAGAACAGAAGTACACGATAAACGATCGTTCGGTCGTCATAAACGCGTCCTTCACCGTCTACATGGAAGCAGCGAAGATCGAGAAGGTCCTCGTCAATCGACACGACTCGATCATACGCGATAGAATCAACTACGCGATAGCATACTCAACTGCCAACAACCGACCTGACGCCGATGCCGCCAAACTCAGCTCTACTGGACCTAACGACGGTTCTTACGCCAAGGGTGTCAAACCTTAATGGCGTATAATTCTACGCAGGTAACAAAACATGAAAAAAGAAGATTATTTAAAGCTTCTCAGGCAGGACGAGACGTATAAGAAATGCCTCTCCAGCGTAAAGGATGAGAACGAACGCCGTCTCATAAGTGCTTACACGGAGGACTTCATGATGAAGTTCTATTCCAACATCATAGACCCGCTCAGCAATGTCCTAGAAAAAGATCCCGAGGCTCTAAAGAAAGCGTGCATGGAAATCGAAAACAAATTAATTAATGATTTGAGCGGTAGCCAGGACGTGAAGAAAGATGCCGAATAACCCCAGCACACCAGGACAAGGAATCGACACAGGAACAGGCGGATTTCCTGTGGGTGACAACGACGAACGCCTCACTTATGACGTCGGATCTGACGTCGGTGACGACTCCAACAGGCCCGCTTGGTCTCCCGGTGACGTGAAAGTCGACAACACACCGAGAGATCTATCGAAAGGAACTAGAATCACACTCTCGTCTTACCTGAGCAGGACCACACTCGGGCAGACTCCGTCGTCACCCAGCTCTGTTGCAAATCGCTATCCCATAGATCACGCTCCGACGGAGCAATACGTCGAATCTGGACTAAAGGATTCAAAAGGATATCCTGTTCCGCCTGCAGAACCTGTCAACACTTCCAAGTACGTTCCTTCGAAGAAGCTTTCGAGTAGATCCTCGGCCGATGTCAACCTCAAGTTTCTGAGAGGACGCCAGGAAGGTGACTACACCAACCAGCCTGACGGCAATACTCTTCTCAGAAACGCAACTCCTGACATGATGGACGAGATGTCTGTCAATCCCTCGGCTTATGGAGGCAAGCTTCCGAAGATCAACACCGTGGACATAACGACGGGTAATCCGATCAAGGACTACTACGGAAATCCAAAGAACATCAGCAACTCTGTCATATACAACCGATTCAACTCGGAGAACAAGTACGAGACCTTCTCCACTTCGCAGCCTCTAAGGTCAGGGCAGTTTGCCAAACAGTACGAGTACGGAACCAGCGAAGCTGAGAGAGACATGACGTACGGTCGGCTCGCTCAAGTCGGAAGCATGTTGACACTCAGGTCGACGTCGGAGAGAGGATCCGGAGAACCGAATGTCGATCCCAACAGCATCGATGCCTCTTCCATAGGAGTGGCTCAATTGGGCGTGACGAAGATAAACAGAGACGAGCTTTACGCAGAAAGTGTCATCAAAGACTTGACGACAAATGAGATACCAGACGCTCAGCTGATCAGCCCAGCAGGAGACTCTTGGGGCTCTCTCAACAACCCAGGAGATGTTTATTCTGGTGTCTCGAACTTTGGAATGCAGACGCTAGCAACTGCTTTAATCGCCGCCCTAGCAGTTGCTATAACAGCTCTTGCATTATTGCTTTCTGTCGGGGGAGCACAGGGAGCAAATTATTCCATTCAAGACGTGTACGGAAGAAAGCCCTATGGTGCGTTTAGGTGGGATGGAACAGTTCCGTTAGCAGGTGAAACAAATGCCTACAGTCTCTTGGTTTCTATACTCTCGGGTAAGTTTAGTCTTTGGAGATTGCTAGGATTCACACCAACTGTTAATCCACCTGCAAAAACAATTCCCACAGGTGCCCTATTCTTCTTTGGCATAGAACAAGGAGTTCCCACATCTATAGGCGAATTTGTTGGTGTAGCCATAGGAGCTTCGAAAGCAGCGTCAGAAAGCTCAGGGTACTACACAATAATGGCCAGAAATATGAACAGATCCTTCATACAGATAGGTGAAGCATTTTCAGGACTTCAAGAAGCTTTCTCAAAGGGATTATTCGCGGGTGTAGACCAAATATTTGAGATATTAAGCGCAATTAGAAAGTCTAAGTTTGTCAAATCTCTTGATTTTTTCTCTCAAAACGGCGATAGACTCATAAGTCAATTGGAAAATCCTGACTCTGTAGACTTCGCAGCAATAGGCCCAGGAAAGAAATTTAAAAGCAAAATAGATCATGCTCCTGTTAATTCAGCTCTGAAGAGTAGGCTTGCTCAAGCAGAAGGCGGTATCAGTCGTTTGACCCTAGGATGGGCAAGTTATAGGTCTCCTGATCTCTTAATAGTCCCAGCTTATTTGAAGAATCTCACTTTGGACCCGTCGCTTAACCCGCCCAGTTTTAATTTGTCTATACCTGCATCGACTACTGGTGGATTTAAGAATGGACGAGGGGACATCTTCTATGAGAGCGATACAAGCAGAATACCTACTTCTGTCAGAGAAAATATTGAAAAATCACTTGAAGCAGAGTATGTTCCTTTTTACTTTCATGATGTGAGAACTAATGAAATTATTAGTTTTCACGCTTTTCTAGCAAGTCTCACCGACGATTACACGGCGAACTATGACTCTCTTGAAGCTTTCGGCCGCGTCGAAGCAATAAAGGTCTACAAGTCAACAGCTAGAAAGATATCTCTCTCTTTTCACGTCGTCTCTACAAATAGAAATGATTACGACGTAATGTGGTTGAAGCTCAATAAGCTTTCTACGTTGGTCTATCCGCAGTTTGGTGAAGGAAGAAAGCTGGTAGACGACAAATATTCATTGCATGCGCCTTTTAGTCAAACCATTCAAGCGTCTCCTCTTGTCAGGCTGAGAGTAGGCGATCTCATTAAGTCCAATTACACAAAGTTTAATCTTGCAAGACTCTTTGGTTACTCATACGAAGACACAGTCTTCGACGGCAAGAAGTTACCTCCTAAAGGAAGGTCAGAAGGAACTCGTGAGAGTGAATCAGAAGTTCTAAAGAGAGTACAGAATGAAAAAGGGAGTAAGTTCCTCGTTCCCCCCGAAACTCCTTTGGCCATATATCCCGAATCTGTAGTGTCTTTTTCAGGAAAGTTTGAAGACAATACAAAGAACGGCTTCATATACATAGACCAAATCTATACATCAGCAGGAGGCTTGAACACAGTTTATGAAGTGATAGGACGCCCAGAAGAAAAAGATGGTGGTGTAGGCACAAGGGAACCAGACGTAGAAGATGAATTTATTGACTGCATCATAAACTATGAAACTAATCCTCTCTACACCATACCTCAAGAAGGAACTTCTGACGAAACAAGATTGAATGCCGAAAGTGATTTGATTATCGATCAATTTACAAAACCAAGTTTTTACAAGGAACTGAGCATTCAAGGGAATAATAAGGCACTGTCCGGACAAAAAGTGAGAGTCCACAGGAGTCACTTGACACAACCTACACCTCCTACACAAAACAAATATATAAAATACTTAAGAGAGAGTAGAGATATCGCAAATTCGGCTTATTCAAAGAGGGCTGCAGATTTTATGGACGACTCTGACTTAGAGGGCGCAGGAAATGCGATAGTTCAATCTTTTAAATCTGTAGGCGGCAAAGGTCTCGCAGGGTTCATAGACTCCATAAGCTTCGATTGGTACAATCAGGCGTCTTGGGAAGTAGACGAAGGCAGGAAAGCTCCCATGAATTGCAAGGTTACCATATCGTTCAGCCCAATTCATGATATCGCACCTGGACTTGATCACAAGGGTCACAATAGAGCACCGCTCTATAACATTCGAAAGTTGACAGACTATGACAAAGGTGGTAATAACAACGATCCTATTAAAATGTGAGAGGTTCGACAATGCCCAGTAGATACGCATCAGATCCAAGGATAAATTTGGGACAACAACTTGGAGTCCCAAAGACTTATTTAACGATCAAGAAAGCGATAAAGAACGGTAATATTCCCATTGTGAAGACCATCACTACGTCAGGCAATGAGAGATTAGATAATCTCGCTGGCACCATTTACGGTGATGCTTCTCTGTGGTGGGTCCTCGCGGTCGCAAGTGGAATCGGATGGGGCCTCCAAGTTCCCACTAACACAACGATCAACATCGTAAAGATGTCTGACGTTAACAGGCTTTTGTGAGATGAACAAGATTGACAAGAACACTCTTCTAGGCATCTACAGCAGACTCACACCGAACATAAACGGGTCTGTCAAGGTGTCTGTGCAAAGCGAGACGCTGACAGACATCATCAAAAGACTAATCTTGGATCATAGAGGAATTTTCTATTCTTACAAGCAGATCTACGACGAGATAGGCAACTACATCACCAAGAAAGGTACAGGTGTAGAAGATTTTACCGTCAAAGATGTAGGTCTTTACATTCACGCGATTGACTCTTCGCTGGGAAGAATAGATTTTCAAGATGAGAATTATTGGACTTCTACAGTGAAAACTTTAGGAAGTTTTGTACCATCCATCAGTACAGCAGACTCCTCAGGCGAGTCCATAAACACTGACTTTGTTTCTTCGGCATTCGTGATCAGAGGACCTTTCATCAGTCCGTCTACGAGAGCCACCAGAGAAATGGACTTTTTTCTCAACTATATTCCTAACATTCAGGCTTCTCAGATGGTTCCTTATCTCAATGTGGAGTTTCAGATTAGGCGCCCTCTCTACGCCGGAGCAGAGAACTACACCACGGCACCGGGAACGCTTAGATTCTTGCTAGGGTCAGTAAATTCTGCTGATCTGAAGTCTCCTGCAGATAAGTTCATGGTTTCATCAGACACTTACACAAAAAATTCCGACAATTCGAGCGAGAAGATGGTCCATGCCGGCATGGAAATGTTTCTAATGCCACAGACGCTGACCGACATGGATAATTTGTCTGAGAGAGGACTGACGCGCGAAGCCGCCCGTTTCACGAGAGTAAAACCATTTGTTCCTTTCGCTTCTATCGAAAGCTTTGACGTAAGTGTTCAGAACGCCGGCGCCGGCATGATAGCTCACAAAAAAGGAACCTTGAAGTTCAGAATACACGACAAGGGTAGAATGGGAGAGCTGTCAGAATTTCTCAAGTCTTCCGAGGGATTTAGTCAAGCAATAATATGGACGACTTACGGGTGGGTTGCACCTCAAGGACGCGAAGAGGACCACTACAGTAACTTCATAAATGACAACATGATAATAAGAGAGTGCTGGACGGTCATGAACTCCCAGTTCAGCTTTGACCAATCGGGTCAGCTTGTGCTGAACTTAGACCTCATAAGCAGACCAGCAAAGACAATAATGTCTTCCAGAGTTGCAGAACTCGGCGGAAGTGAGAAGCTGAAGCAGTTTCACAAGATAATACAGTCATTCTCGGACCTGAAAACAAAAGTAAAGTCTAGCGACAAGTTCAACATAAACGTTCTATCGGAGCAGATCTTGAATGCTGCCTCCACAAACGGCATGCTTCTCGACATAAAGAACATAGACACTGCAGCGCTCGAGCTCGCGGCTGCTCTCCGAGCCGGCGGTCTCCCGCCCGCGGAGATTGCAAAAGTAGAAGAGGATCTTCAGAAGCTTAAGACGAGTCTCAACTATGACAACGTGAAGCAAGACGTAAAAATAGCCGTGGAGAAAAAATTTAACAAGTTGAACAACGACATAGACAGTCCGGATCCGTTTTTGGCAGAAGTGGGAAAGCAGGACTATTTTAGCGACAGCAAAGGTGCGGCTTTAATCAACGAGATTAGTTTGACGACTCGAGGTGTTAGAACGTACAATGAAGAGATAAAGAAGACTAGCGGAGCTGGAAAGAAGTCAAAAGACAAGAAGAAAGCCAACCCAGTGACTCCTGCAAGCTCCTCAGCAGCTAACAACAAACCTGAAGAGAACAAACCTGGGATTGATGACAAGCTGACGCTACAGGCAAAAATGGCGTCATTTGGTAGAGTATTTTTAGACTTCATCGTTCCTTCCATAAAGAACTCCGACACGTGTGATGAGGTCCAAGTTTTCTTCTACGCCCTTAATAACTCGTGTGGACCTATGAGCGGACTCAGCATTGCAGAGTTCCCTATAGACCTAGAACGACTGGCATATGCGTACAGAGAAGCCGTCAAAAATTCCAGCACGGAGTCGCTACAGCTTCAATCCTTTCTAAAGTTGCTCATAGAAACTCAGTTCAGCGACAAACGGTCTGTCGGATACGGCATGAATCAATTTTACAAACCTTGGGATTATTCACAGCCCACGGCCGATCTTGAACTCGTAAATTCCGGCGACGGAGTCAAAGCAGGCCTCGCTCAATGGTTTAAAGATTACGGTGCTTTTAAGCCTCCCATCATCGAGATGTACGTCGAAGAGGGAGAAGAGGGAAGTTCTCGAACAAACGTCGTAGCAAGTCTCAAAAATGATGCTTTCAGGACTCTAAAAGACAAAGCAGAGGGTAAATCCACGGGCGGAGACAGAAGGATCATAAGGAGAATACACATATATGATCGTGCCAACAATCCGTATGAATTTCTGCAGAAAGTAGTGAACACAGGAAGCGGATTTGAGCTTGGCTCCATAGACGGAGGAAAGCTTCGAGGAGTTCTAGATGGAGTCATCTCCAAGTACGGTATAGAGACGGCGAGAGCCGTAGAGGATTACATCAAGCTTGTAAATCAAACGAGAGACGAGGGAATAACTTTGTCCGATGCTTTGCGTGCCAAAGGGGTCAGTGATGAAGACTTGACGTCGATCGAAGTCGTAGAAAAACCTTATGGAAATCAGATAAGGATTGGAAGAGACAGGAAGTCTCTCAAAGAATTCCTCATGACCACTGTTCCAACGATTAGAGTAGGTTCCAACGGATCGATGGTGATTCAAAGCAATGTGTCTTCTAAAGTGGATGGAACCATAGGCGCCATCAACCTCGTGAAGACAATAAAGGGTCAGCAAGAAGCAAGGGCCACTCTTTCGGACAACGCCTTAGAGCAGATAGATGGTTTACCCCTCAGGACCGTGCCTGTTCAGCTCACAATGACCACAGTGGGTGTACCAATAGCACAACTTTATCAGCTCTTCTTCGTTGACTTTGACACAGGAACATCGCTGGACAACATCTACAACTGCACGCAGGTCACGCACAACTTAGCACCAGGAAAGTTCACAACGAACATGACCTTCATGTATCAAGACGGATACGCTAAGTTCTCTGGCGCCCCGGGTCTCGAGTCGATGTGGAGTGGTCAATTGAAGGACGTGATAGATGAAATGAAGCGCTCAGGAGTCGTTCCTGAGACAACAGTTACAGTACCGTAAAGTGTTTCGTGTAATTTAAGAACTTCATGTGTTAAGATTGAGTCTGTGCGAAGATTCACAATTGATTCAACGGTTCTCGGCACGCCCAAACACGTCGTCGGCGACCTCGAAGGTTACACTCTGTCCGACGTAGTCCCAAGAGATTCTTGGCATCTAACGGGAGACTTCAAGACGTCACAAACTTCGAAGTGCCTCGATACTCTTCTTCGTCTCGTTGGTCGCAAGACGCCCGAAGTTCCTGGTCGTTACTTGACTTTGATGAACTGTCTTGTGACAGGATCTACCATTACAGTCCCGTGGAGGTACGTACTGCCGCAGGATGAATTCAGAATATTCTTCAAAAAAGTCGTTCAGGAAACAACGGACAATTTTTCATCCCTTCCCTTTGATTACTATGACGTCGCTTGGTCTGCAGGTTCTAGAGTCCTCAACGCACTCAAGCCCGCCGCAATAGACGTAGACAGGTTGCAACAACACTTAGATGCCTTAGGACAAGGCACGCCCGGGCTCGAGAGTTTTAGACCAAAGCGCAGCGGATTTTCTCAGCCTGTCGAGTACGATCGTTTCGCAACAAGGACGGGTAGACTGACAGTCTCTGGCGGGCCTAACATACTGATCCTCAAGAAGAGTTGTAGAGACATTCTTAAATCTTCGTTTGAGAGCGGGTCGATCGTCTCTCTCGATTTTCGAGCGCTCGAAGCGAGGATCGTCCTTGCTGAAGCCGGCAAATACTCGTCGCAAGAGGACATTTACGACGAGATCTCTCAGAAGCAGTTCAAAGGTGTCATTCCAAGAGATGTTGTGAAGGTCGCCGTCCTCTCCGACCTCTACGGCATCTCGCGCGGGGCATTAAAGGCGCGCCTCGGTGTCTCCGACCAGAAGCTTGACTCATTCATCGGCATCATTCGTGACTACTTCAGAGTCGATGATCTTCGAGCGAGGCTCAAAGATCAAGTAGGATCGTCTGGTAAGATGTTAAATCGCTTCGGCCGTCCGCTCAACGTCCCGGAGGGTCAGGACAATCTCCTGGTCAACACTTACGCGCAGTCTTCTGGTGTCGACGTCTCCATGCTCGGATTTGACCAGGTACTGAAGACACTAGGAACCGAAGGGATTCGTCCTCTTTTCGTGCTTCACGACGCAATAATCATTGACGTTCGAAGCGATAGAATCGCCAAAGTCGAAGGTATGAAGGACGTTATTGTGCCGACCTATGACTCGCCTTTTCCTCTCAAGTTTGAGCTGATGACTAATAGTTAAACTCATGAAGTTGACAATAGGCAAGCTCAGACAGATCATCAGAGAGTCCATCGAAGAGACCATCTGCGAATTAGACGCCGGTTCTAGGAGCACAGGACCGGAGGAACTCGCCGATATCCTCGGTTTCGACTGGTACACTTTGACTCCCGCAGAAAAGCGTGACTTCGGAGACCTAATGATGTCTATAAAGTCAGGAACCAGTGACAAGAACCTCATGTTGGCATTGCACAACCTGCCTCTCGAGAAGAACTTTGGAACTTCGAAGCCCGGCGGCAGGTATGCTGCGCCCGAAGACGATGAAGTCGACTTCGGCGGAATGTTGCGAAAGATCAGAGCAAACTACACGAATTGAACAAGAGACTTCGGTGTTGTAGAGTCCAACCCATGGAACTCACACCGGAACAGATCGCAGAGAACTTTGAGAAGTATCGTGGCTTCATGGAGAAGCTCGGAGACAGAGCGGAACCCGCTCTTGCACTCGTGGACCACCTCGGAGAGAGACTAGCACTGTGTCCGGCCTCCTCACGAAAGGACTACCACCACGCCATCCCAGGTGGTCTCGTCGATCACTCCCTGCGAGTCCTCAGTAATGCCCTGAAGCTTGCCAAGACTTTTGGGTGGGACCTTCCAAAAGACTCACTCATCATCGGCTGCCTCCTCCACGACCTCGGTAAGGTTGGCGATCATGAGAAGGACTATTACGTTCCGCAGGAATCCGACTGGCACCGTGAGAAGATCGGTGAGATGTACAAGCACAACAAGGACATTCAGTACATGACCGTCCCAGATCGTGGTGTGTGGTTGTGTCAACACTTTGGTCTTAAACTCACGCAACCAGAGTGGCTTGCAATCAAGCTCAACGATGGTCAGTACGCTGATGAGAATGCTCCATACAAGATGAAGGAGCCTACTCTCGTTGATGTAGTCCACATCGCCGACTTCATCTCGACAAAACAAGAGAAGAACCTGTAGTTTCTGAATACTTATCTGCATGAGCGCTTTACTGAGACAGTACATCGAGGCAGTCCTCTCTGAGGTCACTGACTATCGTGTACCAAATCAGCTGGTTCCTAGAGGATCTAAGAAGCAAACAGATAAAAAAGCAGATACTAAGGATTCGGACGAGGAGAAGGAAGAGATGGACGAGATGAACGTCGTCGCCAACATTGTAGGTTATTCAGCACCGCTTGGTGCTTCATCGGCTGACGTGGGCTCAAACCCGACGAAGCCGGGACAGAAGCTCAAGAAGAACAAAAAGAACTTTGTTCGCTGGAAGTGATCTCTGTTGGGACGTAAAAATGAACAGTCACATCTCCATGTGATATGTTGAAGATTCAAATAACGATGGTTATACACCACGTGGTGTGGTGTTGCTGTCAATATGCGAAACAGAGGAAAAGGAAAAGGAAATGGCAATCGATCTAGAGGCAATCAAGCGTCGTGTAGCAGAATTAAGCGGTGTCAAGAAGACGTCTTCCATCCAAATGTGGAAGCCTGGTCTTGGAGAATACAGAGTCCGATGTCTTCCGTGGAAGAACTCCGCTGATGGTCAGCCTTTCGCTGAGAGATGGTTCTACTACATCGGTGAGAACAGCGGCATCCTCACACCGAAGCAGTTTGGAAAACCAGACCCAATCGATGATCTCATCAGAAAGCTGTACAGCAGCGGTAAACCAGAAGATCGTCTTCTCGCGAAGAAGTTGTCACCCAAGATGCGTTGCTATGCTCCCGTCATAGTCCGCGGTGAAGAAGACAAGGGCGTTCAAGTGTGGGCTTTTGGTAAGCTCGTCTATCAGCGTATGCTTGGTTTCTTCCTTGACGAAGACGTGGGTGACATCCTCTCTCCGACCGAAGGCTTCGACCTCAAGGTCTCTATCACGAAGCAACCAGGCAAGCAGTTCAACGACACGACCGTCGATCCTGCTCGCAAGTCGTCTGCACTTCACTCTGACTCTTCTATTGCTCAGAAGTGGCTCGATGGCATTCCGAACATTGACGACATGTACCGACTCAAGTCGACTCAAGAGATTGAGGCAGTTCTCAATAACTGGCTCAACGGCG